TTGGTTTGTCTTCGGCTTCAGACTGCTCAGTTTTGGAATGTTTATAACCTGATCAGGGACTATTAGGTGTATGGGTTCTTTTTCACTATCTTTGTTTATGCCCTACTATTTTTGTGGGGGTTTGCTAATGGTTGTTCCTTTAGGAATGGCTTAAAACTATGAAAAACGTATGATTATTAACGCAATTAATTTGTATAATTTAAAGTTTTCTGACGAAGCTTTTAATTTACTCATGAGAGACAAAAGACTACAGGATTTAGGTCGTGGAAAAATAACTGTAGCATTAAATGAAAGCGACAAAGATGTTTACTTTGTAAAAAGTGTTTATGGATGGAAAGTAAAGAAAAGCACAAAAATAGTATCATCTGAAAAAAATATTTGGGAAGTTAAAGAGGGTCAGACATTAACTCCTTTTGATATTTACGAAAAAGTAAAGTGTTATGGAAACACTTTAAATGCTTTAACTATTTTAAATAATAGACTATTGAGTATTAAGCCTCCATATATTAGGGTTGGAGTTGATTATTTTAGAAGTAATGAAACTGTAGACAACAGAAATGTTTTAAGAACAGAATTAATTCCCTGGAGTAAAGCAACAATATGTGATGACTATTCAAAAGAGATATTTGAAACAATGCCTAAATATATTGGTTTTGGATTATTTCCAGACAACAAGAATTTTGAAAAGACAAAATACGGAAAATATAATCAATATTCTGAATTTTCTCACGTAGCTTATGATGGGGATGTTAATAAAGATGATATTCCTTGGAGTATAAATTTGATTAAACATTTATGGGGAGACCAATGGGAGCTTGGTTTAATATATATGAAAGTACTTTATTTGCATCCTAAACAAATATTACCAATTTTATCTTTAGTAAGTAGTGAAAGGGAAACTGGTAAAAGTACATACGGAGATTGGCTTGGTATTTTATATGGTGGAAATGTTTGTGTAATCGGTCCGAGTGATATAAGTTCAAGTCACAACTCAACTTATGCTGATAAGAATATTTTAATAATAGAGGAAACTAAGATTGATAAAGCTGCTGATTTGGAGAAGATTAAGACAATATCAACAATGAAGAGAATATCTGTTAATCCAAAGCACGTTAAGGAATATATGCTTGATTTTTATGGTAAGGTAGTTATGTTTTCTAATCACGAAGATAGATTTGTTAGGATTGATGAAGAAGAGAATAGATATTGGGTTTTGAAGATACCAACTTTAAAAGGTAAAGCAAATCATAATATATTATCTGATTTAACAAAAGAGATACCTAAATTCTTAAAATACCTGGAAAATATGGATGAAGTTGATTTTACTAAATCAAGAATGGTTTTTACACAAGAAGAAATTAGTACTAACATATTAATGAAAACAAAAGAAAATAGTAGAACAGGAGCCCATAAAGATATATTGATTAGGTTAGAGCAGGAGATGAAAGAACATAGAAATAAAGAGTATATTTATTTTAGACATGAAGATTTACATAGAAAATATTTTGAAAGAACAAATTATTCTGTTTCATACATAAAAGATGTATTAAGAAATGAATTAAAGATGAAAATGGATACAAAAACATTTAATCCACTTATTGACGAAATAGAAAGGTCTGTACAAACAAGATGTTTTAGAATATTTAATAAATATTACGAAGAACCACTAAAATCAATAACAAATAAATATGAACCAAACTTTTAAAAAAATGAGCAAAACATCTAATTATATGTCTAAGATTGACAAATATAGCTTTTCAGAATGGAAAGAAAAAAAAGGTAAATATAATGGAAGATTAATGTTTCAGTTGTGGGTAGACTATTTATCTGTTGAAAAAAACTTTAATGATTTTAATTGTAAAATAACTGAAGATGAGAAAATAAGAACAAAAGATGATATAACTCAATATAAAATTGTAGATTTAGATTCTGAAAATTGGAATAAATTTATGTTATTATGTAGAAATAATAATATGTATGCAAATGATTTAATAAATATTTTAGTTAAAAAGTTTAATAATAAAGGTTATTGTATTGAAACAACATTAAAAGTATGAAAAAATTATTTTTTGGTTTTTTAAATATTATTACATCATTATTATTTATACCATTTTATATTATATTATGGATAAAAGTTAAAAAGAAAAAAATAAAAATTATGAAAAATATAATAAAAAAAATATTAATACTTATGTCATTAATACAAAAAGATAAATTACTACATTTCTTTTACGGAAGTATTATAGCAACACCATTAGTAATATGGGGAACAACAATAGAAGCAATATGCTTTATGATATTTATATCAATAGGTAAGGAAATTATAGATGCTAAATTTAGATATAGTCCACCAAGTGTATTTGATGCATTATTTACATTTTTTCCTACATTATTATTGTTATCAGTAAAATTATTATCTTTGTAAATATGAATAAAGTATTTATGGGTTGTTGGGTAAGTGATAGCACAAGGAAAAAGTTAAAAATAGCTTGTGCAGTTCACAATGTAAATCAAGGGGATGTTATGGATTTATTACTTATAAAGTGGTTAAAACAACCAAATATTAAAAATGATATTAAAGAATTAATTAATGAGTAAAGAAAAAAATACAAGAAAAAGCAATTTTGAATTACTTTTAGATGATGTTAAAGGAAAACATTCTAAAAGAGTCAATGCTATTTTGTTAACTCAAGGAGAAGGAGATGAAGAAGCTTTTATGGTAAATTATTTTAAAATATTAGAATATGTTTCTCCAAAATTGCAAAGAAGAGAAATAATTGAAGAAGAAAGAGATTCAACAATAACAATAGAACATACGTTTAGAAAAGAAAAAGAATAGGGGAGGCATTTTATTTTAATATTACAGTATTTAATAATTATTAGTTTTTTCATAGGAGCTGCCTCCCTTTATTTTTAATATATGAAATTTAAAGTTAGTAAAACATTTGATGGAATTTACGAAGCATACACATCAAATTTATATAGATTAATAGTTGCTTACGGAAGTTCCAGAAGTGGTAAGTCATATTCTATTATGCAATTATTTTGCATGATATTGCTTCAAAAAAAAAATTACAAAATTACAGTTTGGAGAGGAACAAGAGTAGATGCTGTTGGTACAATATTAGAAGATTTTAAATCAGTAATATCAACAGACCCTTATCTTTACCAAAGATTTGTATTTAATAAAAAAGATGCAACTTTTACTTGCAAAAAAACAAGTTCAATAATTCATTTTATGGGTACTGATGTTATTTCTAAAGTTTTAGGAATGACCCAGGATATTAGTTTCTTTAATGAAATATCTCACTTTTCAGAAGATGTTTTTCTACAAATAAAACAAAGAACAACAGATTTAATATTTTCAGATTTTAATCCATCAAGAGAATTTTTTATTCAAAAATACGAACATCACGAATCAAGTCAATTTATTAGGTCTACTTATAAAGATAATATTGATTTTTTAAGTGAAGGAATAGTTGCTGATTTAGAATCATATAATCCTTATGAAAATGGAATTACTTATGTAGAAAATGGTAAATTAATGTATAATGGTTTAGAAGTAGCTGATAATAATATACCTCCTCCAAATAAATTTAATATTCATAATAAAACAGCAAATTTATATATGCATTTGGTTTATGCTTTAGGATTAAAAGCTGAAAAACCTAATCGTGTATATAGAGAATGGTCGACTTGTACTGATGAGTTTTTTAATAATTTACAACAAGAAAGTTATTTTGGTTTAGACTTTGGAATAAGTAGTCCTACTGCAATTGTTGAGGTTAAATGGGATGGGGATAGAACTTTTTATTTACATCAAAGATTATACAAACCATCATCTATAATGAGGATGCCACTTTACGAATACATAAGAACAATGATGAGTCCGGAAATATCTGACGAATCATTGATTGTTTGTGATTCAGCAAAAAAAGTAATGGTTGACGAACTTAAATACGCAGGTCTTAAAGCTGTTCCTGCAGTAAAAGGAGCAGGAAGTATTGACAGAAGAATTACCCAAGTTCAAAGTTTTAAAATTGTATATACTGATTCAAGTTTAGATTTAGAAGAAGAATATTATAGTTACTCTTATAAACTAGATAGATATCAGCTTGTTACAGACGATATAGACCCTAAATGCCAAGACCATTTAATGGATGCAACTGGATATATATTAAGTTATCTTATAGGTTGGCTCGGGATTAGGTTTAAGTAAAAAAAATTCATTAGCTTTGTAGCTTAATGAATAACTTATGAATTTTCTCGGTTTAAACGTAAGACTTCCTAATTTTCCTATATGGAACAGGAATAATAGCGGAACAAACTTCTATGATGTTAAAGAATTTAACAACTGGACAAAAGATACAGATAACCTTAGAATTGCACAAACACACCCAATATTAACTCCTGCTTTACTATTTGTTTCAAAACTTTTTAGTCAAGCTAATTTTAGAGTTATAAGAAAATCTACAAGAACAGAATTTAGAAACTCTCCCTTACTTAAATTATTAGATAACCCTAATGTTCAGCAAACAAGAGCTGATTTATTAGAATCTTTAATGTTTACTCAAATTGCAAATGGTGTTGGAGTATTATATATAAAAAAAAATGTATTTACAGATACAGTTAATTCAATTTATGTATTAGATTATTCATTAATTAATTTTCCAGATAGTTTAGATAAAAATAATTATATAAACAAAAGTCAAAACGAAAAATATTTAAATACAGAAATAGTATATGATGAAGATGAAGAGAATATAAAAATTAAATTAAAAGATTTAATGTTTTTTTATGACTTACCAAATGCAATGCATAGGAATCCATATTTAGCTGAAAGTAGATTGACAGGATTAAAACAAACTTTACTAAATACACAAGATAGTTTAATTGCTAAAAATATTATACTTAAATCTAACGGTAAGGAAATGATTAGCGGTGTAAAAGAAGGGTTTCCGCTAAACAAAGAAGAGAAAGACCAAATAGAAAGAAATTACCAGGATAATTATGGTTTAGGTTTTAATAGAAAAAGAGGACTTGTATTAAGTGCAAGTGTAACTCATAAATCTTTACACATTGCATTACGTGATTTAGGATTAGATGAATCTGTAAAAACTGATGGTAATATTATATATACAGCTTTACATATACCAAAAGATATTATAAGTTTAGAAGCTAAAAAAACTACTTATAATAATTTTAAGGAATCAATGGTTTCTTATTTACAAAATGAAATGCAATCAAGTTTAGATGCGTTTTGTGCAGTATTTAATAAAGTATTAACAGATGAAGGACTTGAATTACAAGGAGATTATGAGCATTTACCTATTATGCAATTTATATTAATTGAAAGATATAAAGGTGTATGGGAAAGAGGAAATGCTTTAAATATGCTAAGAGTTTCAGGACTTCCTGATGATGTTGCTTTAGAAATGGTTGGTATGGATAAAAATATTAATTTAGCACCATTACAATCTACATCGAATCCAACTGAAGAAAATATAGAAGAAGAAGATTTAATTGATGATCAGGAAGAAAAAATAAGACAAGTAATAAATCAAGAGATATGAGTTTAGAAATAGTAAAAAATAATTTAAGAAAAACAATAGAAGGTAATAATTCAGACCCAATTGTTATTGCTCAATTAAAAAGAAAATTATTATCACTTGAAAAAAAAACAATAAATAAATAATTATGTATAATGTAATAGGTAAGTCATTCGAAACAGAAAAAGAATATTTTGATTTTATTGTTAATAATGAAAAATTAATTATTGATACTAAAAAATCTGAAATGAAAATGGCAGATGGTTTTGGTTTTTCAACTACTTTACTTAAAAAAGATTTTAGTTCGAAAGAACATAATGTAAATTCTGATGCAAAAGAAATATTAGTTAAAATTGCAATTAACTCAACAAATATTTTAGATTCTCACAATGATGTACATATTCCTGGAATATGGGATAAGTCATTGAAAGAAAAAGGTGGTAATATGCTACACTTACAAGAACACATAAGAAAATTTGACCACGTAATATCTAAGGGCAAAGATTTAAATGCTTATGCTGAAACAGTAACATGGAAGTCATTAGGATTTGATATGGAAGGAAATACACAAATATTAACATTTGATAGTTTAGTGAAAGAAAGTCAAAACGAACAAATGTTTAATGAATATATGAAGCAAAATATAACAGAACATTCTGTTGGAATGCAATATGTAAAATTATTTGTTTGTATTAATGATAGTGATTATTCAGAACAAAAAGAAAACTATGATAAATACGCACCAATGGTTGCTAATAGAGATGAGCTAGAAAGAACTAAAATGTTTTACGCAGTTACAGAAGCTAAAGCAATTGAAGGTTCAGCAGTATTAATGGGAAGTAATTCATTTACTCCTACAATATCATCAACTACTAAAGAAAAAGTAGAAGAAGTTATAGAAGAAAAATCAGCTATTGAAAAATGGCTAAAAAGTTAATAGAGCCGAGAAATCACTCTATTTATAAATAAGAGCCGAGAAATCACTCTTGTAATCAAATAAATTATAAATTTTAAAAATTAAACAAATGACACCAGAAGAAATGCAAAATGCATTGGACGTTAAGTTCAAAGGATTTCAAACAGACTTGCAAGAAGCACAAAAAGATGCAAACACAAGTAGAGAAGAAATTTTAAAATTAACTAATCAAATTGAAAAAAGTGGAAATGCTTTAGAAGAATTTATTAGTAATTCACAAAAAACAGAATTAAAAGGATATCAAGAACAACTTAAAGAGTTTTTTATTGAAAAATCAACTCAAATAAAAGAAATTTTTGACAACGGAAGTGGTACTATTGAGTTTATACCAAAAGTAGTTGCAGATATTACGACTGCAAGTGGAACAGACCCAGTTCAATTTCCTGCTACTGCACATAATAACTTAGGTACTATGAACCTAAGAGATGATGATGTTTTAGTTAATATGGCTACTGTATCAAGCAGTTCAAGTCCAGTTTTTTCTTATAGCGAATTAGAGCCTAAAGATGGCGATTATACATTTGTAGCTGAAGGAGCAACTAAACCACAAATTGATTTCAAATGGGTTAACCGTTTTGCACAACCTTTTAAAGTAGCTGCACATGAAATTTTAACAGAAGAAGCTGTAACTGATGTTGCACGTTTACAATCGGTTGCTAACGAATATTTAGTTAAGAAGCATGGTTTATTTAAAGCTAATAAATTATATTTTGGAACTGGAGCAGCGGGACAGCCAGAAGGAGCTACTGTTATTGGAAGAGTATTTTCAGCAGGAGCAATGGCTTTAGCTGTAGTTACTCCTAACTTTATGGATGTAGTTAATGCTTGTATTACTGATATTTATACAACTCATAATTATACTGACGAAAGTTCTTATGAAGCAAATGTGGTTCTTATTAACCCAGTTGATTTTTACCTTTCTTTAGTTTCTGCAAAAGGAACTGATGGTTACCCATTATACCCACAAGCAGGATTATTTAATCAAGTTTCAATTGGTGGTGTAACTATCAAGCCTTGGGAGAAAATTCCAGCAGGAAAGATTTTTGTAGCTGATATGAAAATGATGAATGTAATTAACTATGTTCCTTTTTCTATTAGAATGGGATGGATTAATGACCAGTTTATCACTAATATGTACACAATGGTTGGAGAATCAAGATACTATCAGTTTGTTAAAGAATTAGACAAACAAGCTTTTATCTTTGATGATATTGCTACTATTAAAACTGCAATTACAAAAGCTTAATGAGTAAAGGACTAATAACTGGTAGATATGCAGTAAATCACGGAATCAAAAAAAAAGGTGACGAAGGTGAATTTGCAAAATCTACTTATGATGCTTTGGTAAAGCATGGAATTCTGACAAAACCAAAGACAAAAAAAGCTGAATAATGATTATAAATACAACATACTTTAAAGGGGATATTTATTTGCCACACGCAAAGCCTGGAATATCAGATTCAATAACTGATGTTGAAAGTAAAGTGGTTGACTTTATAAACGAATATGAGCAAGATTGTCTTGAGAAATGTTTAGGGATTAGATTAGCCACAGAGTTTTTCAATAAATTAGATTCATCAACCCCGACTTTTATTAAAGTTGGGGAAGATGTAAAATGGGGGAGACTATTAAATGGTCACACTTACACTAAAGCAAATGGCGATGTTGTTGTTTGGAAAGGTATAAGAAGAGGTACTGTTTCATTAGGAGAGCCAGTAATAAATTGCAAGCATGATAAAAGCTTTTTAGCTGACTATGTTTATTTCTATTATGAAAGTAATTCTTTTATAACAAGAGGAGATGCAGGAAGCGGAAAGAATAAATCTGCAAACTCTGAAACTGTAATGCCCAATTTTAAAGTAACCAAAGCCTGGAGAAACTTTTATAATACTGTTCAAGGAGATAATTTAAAAAATAAAATTATTTTAAAAAATGGTATTTTAGGTGGATACGGTGTTGATTACTTTTATAAGCAAGACCAGTTTGATGCAACATTGTATCAATTTATACGTGATACAAATGAGCTTGTAGCTGATACTTACGTTAACTTTACTCCAAAAGATTGGGGACAAATTAATCAATTTACAATTTAATGCCAGTATCAAGCAAAACAATAGTAATAGAGGACGTGTTAGAAAATATTTTTTCTTACTTGCCCGATATGTCTTTTAATGTAAATAGCGAAACTTATCCAGTAACATTTGGTTATGGAGATCAGGTAGAGTTAAATGCATTTTTGGCTAATAGAGATAAAAGCACAACATATCCTTTAATTTGGATGCTTTACCCTTTAGACGAAGACCATCAAAAAACTATGTTAGTTGCTACTAATGTAACATTTGTTTTAGCAGTTACAACAAATCAAAGTATGGAAAACAGAGAGAGAATTAAACTCACTTATGGAAAAGTACTTATGCCTTTGTTGTATAATATTAGAACTGCTTTTAAACAATCAAACGTTTTAACAATACAAAACGAAAATGAGAGTTTTAAAAGTATTAAATATCCAAATTATAGCAATACTGAATCACGAGATGAATCTGGAACAATTGCAATATGGGATGCTTTAAGATTTAGTGTTGACTTAGAAATTATAGATACTTGTACTAAACCAATTAAATTTTTTTAAATTATGTCAGATAAAAATAAAGATGAGAAAAAGACAATTGTTAAAATTGCAAAAAAACCTAAAGTTAAAAGGTATAATGGAATTGTAATGATTGGCTTTCAGATTGAAAATGAAAAGTATGCTCGTGGAGATAAATACTCTACTACACATGAAGGAATTTTCAAACAATTAATAAGATTACAGAAAATTAATAAAATAAAATTATAAAGTTATGAGCTTAACAATTAGCGAAATCGCTGACAAAGTTGCTTGTGGAGGAGATATCTCTGCAAACACTGGTAAACTTGGTTGTTTATCATTATTCGGTACACCCGACAATTTACTTCTTCTAAAAAGAGGATTTAAAATACCTGCAAATCAAGTATTTAATTTAACATACTTAAAGCCACTTATAATGAATGGAACAATTATTCCATTAATGGGTGCAAGTGCTTTTGAAGACTTATCAGCAGAAGATACTTATTCTACAAATTCAAGTGGAATAAAAAGACTAAACCTTAAAGGTTTACCAGAGTACAAATTTATGTACGAAGAAGGGCATGAGTTTTATCGCCAAATAGACAAACTAGGAGGTTATAAAAACTTTGATGTTATTATAGGAGATAATGAAGGAAATTGGATGTTGGCAACAAACTCTGATGGAACTTATAGTGGTTTTGCAGCAGGACACACAACACCAGAACTTACAAAACGTAAAGTTGAAGGTGGAGATGCTGAAAGCAAGTCTGTATTAATTCAATTCTTAGAAAGAACTCAATTTGATAGAAACTATGCAATTTTACATCAATCAGAATTAACTTTTGTTTCATTGGACGTTCCATTGGTTAATGGAGTTAATTTAGAATTTACAAGTGTTTTAACAGCAGGAACTACAATTAATGTAACTGCAAAATTAGCACAAGACCATTCAACAGTAGTAGTAGGAATTACAGCATTTAGCGTTTATAACAATAATGTTTTGGAAGCAGCAACTGTTGCAGCAGGAGCGGTTGATGGAAATTATGTCTTAACTGTTGGTTCAATGGTTTCAACAGATGTAATTAAAATTCAATTTCAAACACTAGCTTCTGATGTAGTTGATAATAGTGGAGTTTTATTACGTTCAAATGTATTAACTGATACCATTGCGTAAAAGTTAAATATATATTTTACCATATTAAAACCTCCGCAAATAATGTGGAGGTTTTTTTGTACTTTTGCTTTAATGAGTTTAGAAGAATATATAAAACAATTAGAAACATTTAGTGGAGCAGTCCCAGAACTTGTAAAACAGTTTGTTAAAAATAATTCTGGTTATTTATTAGGAGCTGCAAAAAGACGTTTTTACAATTTTGGTGTTGATGGAGATGGTGCTTTAATTGGTGGTGGTCAGTATGCCGCATATACAATTAAACTAAAAAAGAAATCTCCATACTCAAGAACAAGCCATATTACATTAAGGGACACAGGTAATTGGTATAAAAGTTTATTTGTATCTATTGAAGATGGAATGTTATTTATGAAAAGTAAAGATACTCTTTTAACTAATAAATTAATTAATGGGGAGTCAACAGACAAGACTAGTTTTAAAGGTTATGGCGAAGGAATAATGGAATTTACAAATGAAGAATTAAATCAATTTGAGGATATTATTTTTAAAGAATTATATAAATATTTAGAAAATAAATTCCAAACTGGTATAAAGATAGATATATGACATTTAAAACTTATAGTAGTTGCTCAGATATGCCTATCTATAATTTTATGATGTGCGTAAGCCAAAATGATTTAATGTATTTTATAGTTAATGTAAATGATTCTACAGATGATCAGGTTAATAAATATGTAGAAAAAAACATTAATGACTTGACTATTAAATTTAATAAAATTGAACAGGAATATAAAGCTATTACTTTTGATAAAAAAGAATTATTAAAACAAAAGGAACTTCTTCGTATGATTTATTTAGAATCACAACATAATACTATTGTTAAAGTAATAAATTTATATATTGAAACTAATGAAATATTAATTTTAGATATTCTTAATGAATTAGGATGTAAATTTGATAAATTAAAAGATATTAATAAACAATTAAAAAGTGCAAATAGAATAATTATGAATCTTAAAAATAAGATTAACATACTTAATTCTAATTTTAAAATTAAACATAAAATAACAGATAACGAGTTAAAAGAAAATAAAGTTACAAGTATTACTGGTATTGAAAAATCATTAGACTCACAAGCTCTTATGCTTGAAGGTAATTTAGAAACTGGTTATAGAATAGATATAAAAACAACAAGTGTTTTAAGGTGGGTTAATTTACTTGAAACTAATAAAAGTAAATTAGCAAAACAAAATATTTAAAATGGCAGAAAAAGTAAAACTATCAACAGACGAAGCAGTTAAAGAAATTAAGCAATTAATAATTGAACTTAAAACTTTAGACAAAACTCTTGGAAAAATGTCTAATGGGAATGTTGCTGCATTTAATAAAATGGCAAGTTCAATGGGTGGTTTTAAATCTAAAATAACTGAATTAAATAACACAATAAAAAGATTAGGAGATTTAACAAAAACTAATTCTAAAAGGTTAACAAGAAATTCAAATGAAATTAAAAGGAATGCAGACCTTACTAAAACTAATTCAAAAAATAAAAGACAAAATACAACAGCAACTAATAAAAATACAAAAGCATTATTAAGAGAATCAAACGCAACAGATAAAAGTACTAGAGCTAAGAAAAAAAATAGTTCAGCAATGAGCGGAATGATGAGAGGTTTTAAAGGTTTGTTAGGAGCTTTAGGTCTAGCAGGAGTTATAGCTACTATAGGAAAAGCATTACTTAGTATTCTTACTTTAACAATAAAATTTCAAAGTTTAGGTTTTGCAATGGAAAAAATTTCAAAAGGTAATATGGCTGAAGTTAAAAGGTCTATGGAATTTTTAATAGAATTAAATGATAAATTTGGAGCTAAAATTAGTGTAACAGCAGAAAGATGGTTAAAATTTAGAGCTGCTGCAATGGCTTCTAATATAAGTTTAAAGGAAACAATGGGCATATTTAGGTCTGTTACAAAAGCATCATCAGTATTAGGTTTAAGAACAGATGAATTAAAAGGTGTTTATTTAGCATTAGAACAAATGTTATCTAAAGGAAAAGTTACGACTGAAGAATTACGTAGACAATTAGGAGAAAGATTACCAGGTGCTATGGGAATAATGGCAAAAGCAGTTGGAGTATCAGTTAGTCAATTAGACAAAATGCTTAAAAAAGGAGAAGTTCTTTCATCAACTGCATTACCAAAATTTGCAAAAGAATTAGAAAAAGCTTACGGAATTGATGCTTTAGAATCTGTTGACAATTTAGCTACTGGTGTTGGAAAACTTTCTGGTTCTTGGGATAGATTTGTTTTAACAATAACAGAGGGAGATAGTGCTATTACAACAATAATAGGAGGCACAATGTCACTTATTACTTTAGGTATTAACTCACTTACAAATTTTCTTGAAACATTTGAACAAACAGCAAATAGAACATCTGGAGAATTATTTGGAGATATAGCAACTAAAACATTAAGTGATAGAATTGAAGAAAGATTAAAATTAGCAGGAGTTCTTAAAAAAACAGAACAACAATTATTAGACGAGGTAAAAGCATTAGAAATAATTCAAGCTGCTACTGAATCTGAAAGTGCCGAAAGATTAAAGGCAACAGAAAAAGTTTTACGTAAAGAAAAAGAATTAACTGATTTAAGAAAACAGAAAGCTGAAGAAGGACACTTGTATGCAATACAAGAAATGGAAGACCAAACTAAAATTAAAGATGCTTTAGAAAAAGCAACTCAAGCTGCACTAGATGATTTAAATGCAGAAAAACTTAAACGTACAACTAATAAAGCTTCCTCAGGAATTGGTCTTGGTACAACAAATACTGGAATGGAAGAAGGTAATGCGGTTGAGATTAGTAAAAAAACAACAGCATACGAAGCATTAAATAAACAATACACTCTACAGCTTGAACTATGGAAACAAACAAATGAATTGCTTATTTCAAGTAATGGTGGAAGTTTAGACCCAGATAGCGATACTCAACAAAAGAAAATAAAATTAGCTAAAGAATTTATAGGAACAAATAAATTTCTTATTAATACATTAAAAGAAAGAGTAAGACTAAATAAAGAATTAGCTAAAGATGAAGAATTTGGTATTGTTAAAAGAATTGATATGTCTTTTGAAAATGCAGAAAATTTATCAAGAATTGCTGAATTAGAAAAAGAAGATAGAATAGAAGCAAATAAACTTTGGTTAAGAAATGAAGATATAAAATTAAAAGAAAATTTAACAAAGCATAAAGGAAATAAAGTAGCTTTAGATAAACAAGAAAAAGAAAATAATAAACAACGTGAATTTAATCTTATAGAATTTAATGAAAAAGAAGCTTTAATTGAACAAGATTATCAAGAACAATTACAAAAAAATCTTGAACAAGGAGATAAGGAATGGGAAAAGATTCAAAAAGATAAATTTATAGTTAAAAAAGATTTATTAGATACTGAATTACAAGAAGAAATAAGAGTAATAAATCTTAAACTAGCAAATGTAAGAAAAGGAAGTAATGAAGAAGCAAGATTACAACTTGAACTTGGAGATTTAAAAGTAAGGGTTGGTAATGCAATAATACAATTAGAAGTTGATGAATTAGAACGTCAATTAAAATACGTTAAAAGTTTAGATGCAGAGAAAAAATTATTAGAAGAAATACGTGACCTTAAAGCAGGAATAAAAACACCACCATCCAAAGATAAAGAAGTTACAGGTACTGGTAATGGAGAGGGAGGTACTATTATTGACGGGAAAAAAGCAGAAGAAGCAGTTGAACTTATTGATGGAGCCCAAAATTTAGCCAACGGTCTTGTATCAATAGCAGACCAAGTATTTCAAAATAGGATTGATATTATTGATGCAGAAATAGATGCTGAAACAGATAAGTATGATAGATTATTAGAACTTGCTAAAAATGATGAAGCAGAAACAAAAATAATAGAAAGGAATAAAGCTTTAAGATTAAAAGAACTAAATAAGAAAAAAGCAATAGAGCAAGAAAAACAAGCTAAATTAGATAAAGCTTTACGAATTAGTCAAGCAGTTTCTGGTACTGCAACAGCAATTATTATGGCTTTAGCTCAACCTCAACCAACTTGGCTTTCAATAGCGAATGCAGGTTTAGTAGCTGCGGCAGGAGCAGCAGAAATTGCAACAATAATAGCAACACCGATACCACAATTTGCAGAAGGTGGTATAATGGAATACGATGGTAAAGCTCAAATAAATGATGGAGGAAGGCAAGAATACGTTGAAAGAAATGGTCAGCTTTTAACATCATCACAAACAAATGCAGTTGTAGATTTAAAGAAAGGAGATGTTATTCACAAAGATTATGAAACACTACAAAAACAATCAATGCTTTTAAGTTTAACAAGCGGAGGAGAAAAGATTTCAGAAAAAGATTTTAATTTAGCTTTTGGAATTAAAGAAGAAATAAAAGCAGGTTTTAATAAAGCAAAAGTAAATAGTAATGTTACTGTACTTAATGAAACAAATTCTTATAGAGATAAAATGTCAATGTGGGATTAATAAAATTTTAAATGAGCGAATTAAGAATAGAGAATAGTGATTATATTTATTACGTTTTACAAAGAGGAAACGAAGTAACTTATATAATGGATAGAGAGCCAGAGGGTTGGCAAGATGATGAATTAGAAATTATTCGTGACAAAAAATATCATGGTATAATTACTGAATTTACTGGTGGTTTATCTTTTAGAGGAAGAGCTAAAGATTTTATTAATGATACTTATAGAATATTTGGTATTAATGCAGATTTATATTTATCAAGATTTAAATTAAGATCAGGAGAAAGTTATGTTGTTGGCGATACAATCAATACAATTAAGTTTAAGCAACAATATAGAGGTATAGCTGACTTTTCAACTAAAAAAGAAAAGAACGGTGCTGTGACGCTTAATTTCAATTCTAAAGAGTTAGAGGTATTGTTAGAATCTTATCAGTCAGATGAATTTTCTTTATCAAGATTAAAAGATTTAAATAACAATCAATTATCAGATTATTATAGTAATAAAACAAGTATTAAAGGAAGAGATTTAAATGGAATAGGATATGCAGAAAATGCATTTCAAAGACAATCTGATTCTCAAGATTTTAATAACGTTGGAGATTTAATTAGTAATCAATTTACAATACCTACAATTTTTGGAATTAAAGGATTTGCAAGGCACGTTGAAGTAACAGATATGTTATTTGACCAAAATTCATCACTTGGTTGGCAGTCTAATTTTTTCTATAACGATGTAATATCACAAGAATCAGTTATTACTGATACAGCACTTAAAGTTAGTCTTGATATAAATGTTACTGTAAATTGGGGGTTTGACATAAATAGTGGGAATCCAGGATATAGAGCAAAACTTGTTATTTATAATTTTAATCAATCAACTGAACAATATACAATTGCAAGTGAATTTGTAATTCCTCCAGTAGGTGGAACTCCTATAACTGGTTATCTTGACCCAGGAGTTCCTTTTGTTTATAATGGAGATTTTACTTTTGCAACTGGAATTACAAATTATTGGGCAATGGCTATTGTATTTTCTTGTGAAGCATTTAATGTTATTAATCCTCCAAATGCAGGAAAATTTACACCTAATTATACAGTTTCAAAATATAGAATAGATGTTGATGAAACATCAAGTTATAATTCTAATACAACACATAGATTTGCTTTTGTTAATGAACTTGCAAGTAGATTAACCGAAATTATTACTGGCAAAAAAAAGAAATTTTATTCAAGAGTTTTTGGAAGAGCAAATCAAGATTTTCCTTCAACATCATCAGGAAACCCACCACAATATCAAGACTATGAATATCCAGTAAGTGGAGAATGGTCAGAGATAGGTTTGATTAATGGTTTTAATCTTAGAGATTTTTCACAAACAAATCCACTTTATAAAAATATTACTTTTAGTTTAAAAAAACTTATTGATTCTTTAAGTTCTACATTAAATATTGGAGTTGGAGTTGAAGCTTCTAAAGAAGGTCAAAGACTAAGATTTGAACCTTTAGACCATTATTACAGAAGAACAGTACTTATAAAATTACCAAATCAAATTCAAGAAGTTTCAAGAGAAGTAGATGGTAAAATGTTTAATTCATCTGGAAGTTTTGGTAATGAAAAAGCAGGAGAATATGAATATCAATTAGGATTAGATGAGCCTAATATTATATCAGATTATGTGTTCCCTATTAAAAAATCAACTAATAAATTTATTAAAATAACAAGTATAAGAAGTGATGAAACTGGAATGGAATTATCAAGAAGACAACCACAATTTTTAGACGAAACAGCAGATGCACAAGGAGATAATGATATTTGGTTTTTAGATTTAAAATATAATGCATTAGATAATATATATAATCAATTAGATTGGCAAGATGCTTTAGCATACGAACCAATTGGAATTCAAAGTCCAGATACATATCATAATTGGAGATTTACACCAAAACGTTCTATGTTTAGGCATGGATGGGTTTTGCGTTCTGGAATGAATGAAGAAGTAAATTTAAATAAATTAATAAGTTTAAGTTCTTCTACTGCAAATGTAAATTTACAAACTGAATATTTACCAAATGTAGCTCCAAGAGAACAATCTGGAAATGTAAAAGAAGGAGAATCTTTTGATGTTAGAAAATTAGATACACCTATATTAAAACCAGAAATTATAAATTTTACACATCCAGTAAGTGATGAATTAATGAATTTAATTTTAGGAACAACAGAAGTTTTAATTGATGGTGAAGTTGAAGAAGTTCCAAATTGGTATTTTAAGTTTGAGTTTATAAATGAAAATGAAGAAACAGAAACTGGTTATTTAATTTCATTAAAACCTAAGAGCGGTAATTTTAGTTTTTATAAAGCAAATGAAACTGTATAATATCAATAATAATTTAATAAATTTGTACAATATAAAATTATGTCACAAAAAGGAAAAATAGTTATAACTTTCAATAGGTCAGCATTAAATGGAGAAACGATTTCTTTCTTTAGAAAATATACTCCTAGTTTAGCTACTGTTCAGTTATTAAGCACATTTGTAACTACATCAAGAACTAAAAATAACGAAATACCTATAGAAAACCCTTTAGCAATATTAGGAGAAGCTGAAGCAATTGCTTATGTAAAATATTTTAATATAGATAACAATATTGGAAAATTAATGACTATTTCAAGAATTTTAAATGTTGTTACAATTGAAATTGATTTAGCTTGGTCATTGGAAACTTTTACAACAACTACTGGAGCAACATCTTCTATTACTCCACCAGTACCAGAAACGTTTACTCTTACACAAGCAAGTTTAGTAATTCATCCAACAACACCTTGTGATTTGATAGATGTCGAAATAACAACAAGTGAACAAGCTACTGGATATTCTTATGCACTTGGAAATGCTCCTATTATTGCAGTTACAACAAACCCATTTAAAGTACCAGTAACAAGAACAATACCTACAAAAATATATGTTCACAAAGGAGGAAGTCCAACTCTTGATGTTATTCAATTAAAATTTAGAGATGATTATATTTATATAAGAAAAATATTAGGTCCAGGTTTTAAAATAACAGTATTGCCTAATCCTTTACTTGGAGCAACTGTTACAGCGAATATAAATTATATTGGTCAATTATCACAACAACCAGTATCAGAATTATTAACGTATAGTTTAAACAATACAAATTTTCAAACAAGTAATATATTTACAGGACAAACAGATGGAGATTATACTATGTATGTTAAAGATGGTTTAGGATGTACTGTTCAAAAAAACTATACTGTTTCATCAAGTTCAAGTAGTAGAGAACCTTTTGTTTTTATTTCAGATTTAAATTCAATTGGATTTGCTAAAAGTGAAATATGGAACGGAACACAAAATGGTATTAATAAAAATCCAGAAAATGTTTTAGCTAAAACAGATACACAAGATATATTATTTGATGAAAGATTAATATTCAGAGAAGAAGATAATGTTAGGATTCAGTTTAAATCAAATTTTGATAGTAACGTTGTTAAAATGCAAGACTGTGAAGGAGATAATATTTCAGAAGTAATTACAGTTGAAAAGATGTCAAATAATATGAATTTATTTGAAGGATTAGATGCAGAACTGTACAGTTATGGTCCAGGACTTACTGCAATATATTTTCTTACTGGTAATATTTATAATGAAGCAGGGGTTGTAACTGGAACTTATGAATTAAATGGCAATCTACCAGATTTTGCATATATTGGAAATACTGTTGATATACAAATTCAAACATCTGGAATTGGAGGAGTTCATACTATATCAGATATTCTTTATGATGAAACAATTGAAAAAAGAGTTATTATATTTGAATATGGAAATCTTAGTGTAAACCCGATAACAGTTACAGCAAGGTCATATTATGATATTTTAAACTTTGAAATTTATGAATTTAATGTAGATTTTAATGGATTAATTATTAAAGCAGGATTAGAGCCAACTGTTAGACTTAAACTAACTAATACAGATAATCTTTATGATACAAGAAATTATTATTCAAATTGGATTGAAATAATAAAAACTGAAGATAATTATGATTTAAATAAATATGTTTCAATTAATTATTCAAATAATAATAATAGAAGTATATTTTATGTTTATGGAATAACTCATTTTATACGTGCTGAAATTCTTTTTTCTAATTCAACTATAGATGATAGTGTTGAAGTTATAAGAGGAGATACTAATACATATCTTTCAGAATCTATTGTTCATTCTGGAATGACAATATCTTTTGCAGAAGTAACATATAAAGTTATGATGAAAATATCATTAGCTTTATCAAGTGAAAATTTATTTATTAATGGATTAGGATACGTTAAAGAAAGTAATCTTGAAATTGAACCAATTTTAAATACAAATCTTTATAAAATAAATGTTAAATTATTAAGAAGTAGAGAAAATTTTAATTCATTCATAAATACAAATATAGGAAATGATGAAAGTTATAGAACTTTATACATTCCAGGATTAAATAAGACTAATTTAGGTGGTTCAATAAAAATATAAAATTATGGCAAGAGTAGAAATACAAGTAGACCAAAACACAACAGCAATACAAACTTTAATAGATCAGGCAAAAAAATTAAATGAATTACCAGTATTAAGTGTTGGTACTGGAATACAAAATGCTGATTTGTTTCTTTTAAGAATAGCTTCTACTGGACAAACAGTAAGCTGTACTGCTGCACAATTAACATCTCTTTTTAGTACTGGTGTAAATAAAATTATAGCAGGAAATAATATTACAGTTACCCCATCTGTAGGAACTGGAAATGTTACAATTACTTCAACCCCTACAAGTGGAGGAGCAACATCTTTTGTTTCATTAACTGATACACCTGCAAATTATACTCTTAAACAAGGGCAAAACGTTAAAGTAAATACAAGTGGGAATGCTTTAGAATTTACTCCAGACTATAAAGATTTTGACCTTACACCCGAAGCAACTTCTGTTGTAACAGGAACTAGTTATTCAATGATTTGCAATAGACCTTACAAATTTATAAATGGGTTTGTATTTAGCGTTAGTACAGCTCCAACTGGTTCTTCAATAATTATTGATGTTAGAAAAAATGGAACAAGTATTATGACACAACTTGCAAATATTGAAGCAAATGAAAAATCAACATCAACATCTGCAACACCAGGAGCTGTTAGCATACCTGTAAATTTTTCTATTGGAGATAGTTTAGCTTTTAGAATAACACAAGTAGGTTCGGGAATATCTGGAGCGACTATGAGATGTACAATGACATATAACGTTCCTTATGTAGTATAAATAATTAAAAAAATAGTAACTTTGTATTATGGCAAATCAAGTAATAGCAGTAAGTGATTTATTAGACAGAAAAGTAGGAAACACATCAAGACCAGTACTATTTGAATTTTTTAATGAAGATGGAAGTCAAAGAGATATGACTGGAGCTTTAGCTTTTATCCAATTTAGAGAAGGAAGTTCAAAAGGTTATATTCAAGGAGATTTTTCAATAGGAAGTGGACTTGCTTGGGTTGATATATCTACTGGACAATTACGTTTAGACCAAATTCTAAAATTAGATTGGTGTGCAGGAACATATTATTATGATGTTAGAATAAAATTAAGTGATGGTGTTCTTCAAACTCATGTTAGAGGAACTATGAATGTTATAGGTATTATAACTAAAACTCAATAATAATGGAAACTATTAATATTATAGTTACTGATACTCCAGAATTAATAAAAATTACAGTAACTGATTATCAAGAAATTATTAAAACTTTTGTTGTTGAACAAAGTGGAACTGATTTTGTCACAGAAGCACCAATTGATGGTAGTACTTATGGTAGAAGAAATAAGGCTTGGACAAATGTTGATGTTGTTCCACAAGTAAATTCTGATTGGAACTCTACAACTGGTGTTTCTAAAATATTAAATAAACCAAATACAATAACCGCACAACAATCAGCGGATATAACAACAAACAATGACAAAGTAGGAATCACACCTACTCAAGCTAGTGACATTACTAATAATAATAGTAAGGTTGGTATTACGCCTACACAAGCTAGTGACATTACTACAAACAATTCTAAAGTAGGTATAACTACAACACAAGCTAATGATATATTAGCAAACAATAGTAAGGTTGGTATTACACCTACACAAGCAAGCGATATAACTACTAATAACGCTAAAGTAGGTATTACACCTACACAAGCATCTAATATTGTTACTAATAATTCTAAAGTAGGAATAACGCCTACACAAGCAAGTGATATTGTAACCAATAACGCTAAAGTAGGTATTACGCCAACACAAGCATCGGATATAACATCTAACAATACTAAGGTATCATTTCCCGAAGCACCTAATGATAATAAACAATACGCAAGAAAAGATTTAGGTTGGGAAGAGGTTACAGCAAGTTCGGGAACGGTTGATGGTTCGGGTACAACTAACTTTGTTGCTAAATGGCAAGATACGGATACTTTAGAGGATTCTATTATATATGATAATGGTACTAATGTAGGAATTGGTACAAGTAGTCCTACGCATAAGCTTGAAATAAGAAATGGAGATGCGCATTTTGAAAACGCATCATCTTCAAACACTTTCCTCGATGTTAAAGGCTCTTCAGCAAACGGATACATAAGAGTATATAGCGACTCTAATTCAGTCTGGCTTTATCAAGGAGGTAGTAGTTCTTATTTACAGTCTCAAAGTGGCTCTACATTAAGACTTGGCTCTGGAACATCTAATCTTGTTATAACAGATACTTCTGGCGAAGTTATAAGAACATCAGCAGGTAACGTTGGTATCGGAACTACTAATCCTCAAGAAAAAATACATATAAAAGGACAGGCTAGATTCGAAAATGCTACAACAGGAAATTCAGGCGCTTTTGGGATTGACAGTGCTGGCGCTTATTTCGGCAGTTACAGTAATATTCCTCTGCGATTTATTATTCAAAATGGAATTAAAACTCCTTTATATATAAATACTAGCGGAAATGTTGGAATTGGTACAACTACACCAAGCGAAAAACTACACGTAAAAGGAGTTAGTGGTTTAATACAATCAACAAGTTATTCAGACTCTGGATTTACTGTTTCCGATGATATTTATGATTATAGAATTGGAACAACTCCTCCACAAGTAAGAGGAAATTTTATAGCAATACGGCGAAGCGGTTCAAATACTTTGTTTGAACAATCACAAGGAGATTTTATTTGGAAAACTGCATCTAGTGAAAAAATGCGTATTGGTTCAGATGGCAACGTATCAATAGGTACTACTAATGCTAATAATAAACTTGTTGTTTCAGGTATTGATACTAATGCAGAATTAGATGGAACTACAGTTACACAAGCAGCTTTACAACTTTCAAATAGTGATGTAGCTTATGGAACATTTTTTGGAACTCAGTCAAGTGGAACAGGTTTAATACAACAAAGAAGAAGAGCAACTGAGGTATATTATCCTTTAGGTATTAATCCTTATGGTGGCAACGTAGGAATTGGAACAAGTAATCCAAGCGAAAAACTTGAGGTTGATGGTAACGCAAAAGCTACTTCCTTTATTAAAGATGGCGGAACAAGTGCTGAATATTTAATGGCTGATGGCTCGGTTACAAGCGGAGCAGGTGGTGGTGTTACTAAAATAATAGCAGGAACAGGTGTTACTATTTCGCCAGTAGGTGGAACGGGAGACGTTACAATAAACGCAAGTGGTGGTGGTGGTGGTTCGTTCTTACCACTATCTGGTGGAAC